ATCTGATATGGCACAATCATTTGGTTCTATGAAGGGAATGGGAATGATGGAAGAATCCGTTGTTCAAGATTCAGAGGGTAGAGCAATACCAATGGAAACTTTAGCAAAAACTGATGCAGGTGCGGCAGTTGTAGATGCACTTACAAAAGATTATTCTGCGTTAATGCAGGCGATGAATAATAAAAAGAAAAGGTAATGAATGGCTCAGAGATTACAATATAGGATTAATCCAATTGATTTAAAACCAAATAAAGCGGTTGGTGTGATGCTACCATTGGGTGGTAGTCCTATGTTTAAATCAAGTTACACAACCGAACAACAGGCTATATCTAATCTTAAAAACCTATTATTAACAACAAAAGGTGAAAGGCCTTTTCAACCACTTTTTGGTTCGGATATTTATTCATTACTATTTGAAAATATTCAATCTGACTTAGATTCTTTATTGGAAGAATCCCTTACAAACGATATTAGTTTTTGGCTACCTTATATTTTATTAAATCGGGTAGAAGTCAATTCGGAGCCGGATTTTAATAAAGTTAGTATAAAAATAAATTTTAGAGTTACATCTCAAGGTGCTAACCAAACAATAATTTTAGAAGTTGATAATCAGGGTGGATTATCAATAGTTTAGGAGTAGTAAATGTTAAATGATGAAAAAAAAGAAGTTAGTTTAATTGGCAGAGATTTTTCTGGATTCAGAAAAAATCTTGTAGATTTTGCTAAACAATATTACCCAAATACCTATAATGATTTTAACGAATCATCTCCTGGAATGATGTTTATAGAAATGGCATCGTATGTTGGGGATGTTCTATCTTATTACACGGATACTCAGTTAAGAGAATCAATTATTACTCAAGTAAAAGAAAACTCAAACTTATTTCAGTTAGCACAATCGCTTGGATATAAACCAAAATTATACTCACCCGCTACAACTAATTTAATAGTATATCAATTAGTTCCTGCTATTGGTTCTGGCAATAATGTTAGACCTGATTTAGATTATACTTTAAAAATCAAAGAGGGTATGCAGGTATCATCAACACAAAACCCAAATGTAGTATTTTCTACAACGAGGAAAGTTGATTTTGCATATTCATCATCTTTTGACCCAACCGAAATATCAGTATATCAAATAAACGAAAATACCGATGAACCTGTTTTCTATCTTTTCAAAAAGAGTGTTCCTGTGGTTAGTGGTGAAGATAAAACATCTGAATTTATATTTGGTTCACCAACACCATATAATAAAATTAAGATTGAAGATGTTGGTATTATTGATGTTGTAAAAATAGTTGATTCCGATGGGGATGTTTGGACAAAGGTAGATTATTTGGCACAAGACACTGTTTTTGAACAAATCCAAAATACATCTGATTATACACTTAACTTAAATCAATATGGTTCGGAAACACCATACCTTTTAAGATTAAAAAAAGTTCCTAAAAGATATATTACACGAACTGATGAAGATGGTTCTATAACAATTCAATTTGGTGCGGGTGTATCATCAAATGCTGATGAAGAGATACTACCCAACCCAGACAATGTTGGTTCTAATTTATACAAAGCAACGGGTGATTTATCACAAACAATAGACCCTTCAAATTTCTTATATACAAAAACATATGGAGTAGCGCCTGCAAATACAACCTTAACTGTAACCTATAGAGTTGGGCAGGGTGTGATTGACAATGTAATATCTAAAGACTTAACTCAAATTACAAATATAGAATTTGAAAATCAAACAACCCCATCTAATACCCAACAATTAAATACAGTCAGAAATTCTGTTGCAGTTACGAATGAAGAGGCTGCATCGGGTGGTAAATCAAACGAAGAGGTTGATGATATCAGAAATAGTGCTATGGCATTTTTTGCAGCACAAAACCGAACTGTTACTGCTGAAGATTATGTTGTAAGGGCGTACGCAATGCCACCACAATTTGGTGCAGTAGCAAAAGCATATGTGGCGCCTGATTATCAAGTAAAATCTTTTAATAGAATGGTAAGTGGTGTTGCATCGGTTGGAACTCTCCAAGTTCCAAATCCACTCGCAATAAATTTATATGTTCTTGGGTATGATGGAAACGGAAATATATCACAATTAAATCCAGCAACCAAACAAAATCTTAAAAATTACATTTCATATTATAGAATGTTGACCGATGCGGTGAACATCAAAGATGCGTATATTATAAATATTGGTATTGATTTTGAAATAGTTGTATTACCAAACTATAATTCAAACGAAGTTTTATTAAAATGTATAAATGAATTAAAAGCATATTTTAGTAAACAAAACAGCCAAATAAATAGACCAATACTATTATCGGATATATATGTTTTATTAGATACAATAGATGGTGTTCAGACTGTTGTTAGACCTGATTTAAATGGTAAGGGTGGATTACAAATAGTTAATAAGTATAATGGTATATACTCATCAAATGTTTATGATATAAAAAAAGCAACACGAAATGGTATCATATACCCAGCAAAAGACCCATCTATTTTTGAGGTTAAGTTTCCTGATTTAGATATTAGAGGCAGGGTTGTTCCGTTATTTTAGGAGAAATAAATGATTTATAGAATATATCCTCAAAAAGATACTACCATATACGAAGATTCAACAAGAAAATTTCAAAATGTTGGAAAAGATGAAGTATTGGAGGTAGGTAAGTTTTTTGATACCGATGATACCACATTGATTGGTAATAGTAGAATATTAATTCAGTTTGATTTATCTGCTATATCTCAATCGGTTGCAAGTGGAGTAATATCAGGAAGTGTAAAATACTATTTAAATCTTATTTCATCGGATGAAAGAGAAATTCCATCCGAATACAACCTTTATGTTTACCCAATATCGCAAAGTTGGGATGAAGGATTGGGTTCTTTGCCCGATACACCTCATAATGAAAATGATTCAAATTGGGTTTATAGAAGTACAAATGTAAGTTGGAGTGTAGCATCACCTATAAACTCAGGCTCATATTGGGCAGTTAATCAGGGTGGTGGAACTTGGTTTACATCATCTGTTAGTGGTGTATCCTACTCACAATCTTTCAGTAGAAATGTTTCTGATATAAACATTGAAGTAACTCAGTATGTAAATGATATCTTTAGTGGTAATAGAACAAATAACGGATTTATCATTAAAAGGTCTAATACCGATGAAACATCTTCGGTTAAATTCGGAGTTTCAAAATACTTTTCAACAGAAACTCATACAATCTATGTACCAAATTTTGAAGTTAGATGGGATGATTCGCAATTTCAGACGGGTTCGTTATCAGCTCTAACGGCCGAAAATATTACAATATACACCAAAAATCTTAAATCGGAATACAAACAAAATTCAAAAGATAGAGTTAGAGTGTATGGTAGGGAACGATATCCACAAAGAACATTTAGTAATAGTGGGGCGTTATCAACCATAAAATACTTACCTACATCATCATATTGGTCGGTTAGAGATGTTGAAACTAATTTAGAAATTATACCATTTAACACTACTTATACAAAGATAGAATGTGATTCAAATGGAAACTATTTTGATATGTGGTTTAATACACTACAACCTGAAAGGTATTATAGATTTGTATTCAGAGTTGATTCTGATGGGCTTGAAAAATATTACGACAATGAATATTACTTTAAGGTGATTAGATAATGGAAAGAGAAATAAAAAGAAATAGACAGGGAAGAATACTATCGTATGAGATTGTTAATTCAACTGATACTTATGGTGTAATTGCGTTGGAAAAAAATGTAAAATTATTTACATCGCAATCTTTTTATATAAATCAGAGCACCGAAATAACCGAGTTAGAAATTGAAGCACCAACCATAATCGGTTATAGTAACGATGTTAATAGATTTGTAATATAAAATAGTATGTCATTAGATAGATTTACAAATATGACCGATGTACTAAGCACAGAGCCTGTGTATGGGGAAACCTTTACCGAATTAGATAGATACACATTTCAATCAGGCTCTCTATCAAATTCTGATATATCCATAAAATCTAGACCTGCTTTATTAGAATTACACATATACGATTCTGAAAATAATTTAGTAAAATCATCGTATAAAAGAATTTTCATTCAAAACCAAAAAACAAAATTTGGATTTTCTCCTGAAAGTGATTTAAGAGAACTTGGTTATGATAGCGGGATATATACGATGGTATATAATCCCATATATAATTTTGCAGGCTCTACTGAACTTGAATCACCTACGAGGTACGACTTAACAATATCGGAAATATCTTCGGATAGAACTGAAGTACGAATTAAGAATCCAAATAATTTTAATTTACAATTAATTAAAAGTATTCAAGAGTTTAATTTTAACACCAGTTCTTTATTTGTAGATAATAAGCCTGAGTTTTTATTAAATTTTGGAAATGATACTATTTCCGATATATCTTATATAAATTTTGTTGGTGAGGGAATTACACCAATTTCATTACCAACAGGTAATTATAATAATCAATCTACGATATGGAAACCTACAAACTTTCCAGAATCAAATAGAGGTGTTTTATTCAGAGAATTTTTTACAAGTAACCAAACCACTACTACAGGAAGACTGGCTTTCTTTAAATTAGAACTGAATGAAAATAACCAACCGCAATGGGTTCAAGAAACATATGATGGAAATGATGTAAATATTGATTCACGCTATTCGGGTGCACCATTTTATTTGTGGAATGGTGGTGCACAACCACCCAACACTAGAACGGGTGTATATATACCAGCGCAAACTGACACTACATCGGCCACAACCATAAGTGATGTAAACTTTACAAATGTTAGATTACAAAATCAACTTAATGGTTCATTGGTAAATGTTACTGATTTATACATAAAATTAGTATCACCATTAGATGGTGGTGTGACTGTTGGACAAAGTTTATCAATTGATGGTAGATTGCAAAAATCGTATATAGAAAAAATAGTAGCGTATAATCAGCTAGATGAGATTACATCAAAACAACTTTTAGAGCCCAATTTTAATATTGAGTTGGATAAGTATGGTAAATCAGATGGTACTGATTTTAAAGCATGGAACGATTTGTTAGATGCAAACCTATCTACCTCTCAGCAAATTATAGATAAATATTTTAGCGGT